ACTACTTGAAGAGTTTTTATTTTTAGATAAGGCTAATAGAGATATTGGTGACATATACTTTTTTAACGTAAGTAGATTGGCAGCATTAGGAAATGAAAAGAACGTAAAACAATCTTTGTTTGGTGCAATTTCTTTGTTATTACAAGAAACGGGTTTTGATATGAAGGCATTACCATCGTATGTAAACTATTACGGTACTAATTTTTCAAACACACCTAAAATGGTTCCATCTAAAAATGTGGCTAAAAACATATTCGGAACATTCTTAGATGTCGATTATCAAGAATCTTCACCTAAAGTTATCATTCAATATGTTTCGGCGTCATCAAAAAGAATTGACATTGGAAATAAAAAAGATAAAAAATTTAAATTTAGTGACGATAGTTTTAATATTGGAAATGTTAATAATAATCCTGTAATGTATGAGTTACCAAAAGTATTTAGCACTGGTGATTTGAGTAAATCAAATAAAGTAGTGGCGTTTGAAGTGAGTTTTGGTGACCAAAATCAAAATATATTTAAAGGAATTCAATTAGACCAAGCTACAATTAAAAATACAAGTGAATCATTTGTTGTTTTAGAAAACTTAGCAAGGTCCGAGTCAGGTTCGGGTACATATAACGTAGACATCGGTTTATACGAATACTATAGACAGGCGGCATATAGTTGTGAGATTACTTGTATGGGTAATGTTATGATTCAACCTACAATGTTCTTCTATTTAAAAAATATACCAATGTTTAAAGGTTCATATTGGATTACTGAGGTTTCACATAATATTAGAAATAATAATATTACAACAACTTTTAAAGGTTCAAGATTACCATATACCTCATTACCTGATTTGTCGGACTCCTTTATGTCAAGTTATAAAACTTTATTTGATAAATTAATTAAGAAGGCACAGAATAGAGTTAATGGGGCGGACAGAAAAACAGATACGAGTGAACAACTTAGAGTCTTATCTGACGTAACGATTAATGGTAGAACACAACAAACATCAACAACGGTAACATTTGATAGAGGTTTAATTTCTGATGAAAACGAAAAAGTTGTTGCAGAAACGGGATTAACTGAATTTGGTATACCATATAATGGATTTATGGACGAAAGATTTATTCAGAAAATTACACATCCTAATCACCCATCAACTATTCCTAATAAAAATGGTGAAAAAGATAGTACTACTTGGTTAAGAACGAGAGTTGTTAGAATGGGCGAATTGAATAACGTGATGAATCTAAATAACGAAATGTCGATAATCGGTCGTTTAACATCCGTTTCACATCAAACAACAGGAAAACCATTACCAAGTACATTAACTTGGCAAGAAGTTTCACAACAAACTACGAAACAATATTTTTATTCAACCAAGTTTAAATTAGATAAAAAAAGTGCGGATTTTGTTATTGGTGCAACTTCGATATTTTATAACCCAAAAAATGGAAAAACAATTACTTTAGACCCAAAATACAGTTTAGACTTTAGTGTTTTAAACGGAGAATCAAGACTTTACCAAGGACCAATTGATGTGTTTCCCGAAATGGACACATACGCAATGGGTATGTCGATAAAATTAATGAAATACTTAGGTTTAAATGATGGGGATGTGGTATATTTTAACTTAATATAGAATATTAACAATATTGGGATATTTATACTTATAAAAGAAATATTATGGAAAATAATAGATTAAACAATACGATGGACAAATTTTTGAATCCAAAGAAAGTTAGAAATGTATCTAATGATGGTATGGAGAGAGAAGAGTGTGATTTGGTAACTGGAGAATGTTATACAATTAGAGAAAAAGACGGAATTGTTGAAAGAATAAATAAAAAGTATATTACCAATGATGGTAGACAATTATTACAAGATTAATACTATGTTAGAACAAAAACTACAAGAAGAATTAAATCGTTATAAAGCCATTAACAAATATGGTAAAACGATGATAATGGAACAAGAGGCGGCACCAGCGGAACCAACACCTGAAGATTCATCATCCGACGCGGAATTACCGGCAACTGACGCATCTGTAGATGGTGGGTTACCTCCATTAGATACAGCATCTACAGATGCTGAATTACCGGCAATTGATGGAGATGAGGATAACACCGAAGAAATTGATATTACCGATTTAGTTAATATGACTAAAAATATTAAAAACGATTTAGAGAACAATAAACAAGATAATAATAGTGTCATTGGTAAAATGGATGACGTATTTACTAAATTGACAGATTTAGAAAGTAAATTAGCTCAGATGGATGCTGTTATGTCTAAAATCGACCAATTAGGTTCTAAGGTTGAACAAATGAGACCTAAGACTGAAGTTGAAAAATTAGAAATGCGTTCTTTAGATTCGTATCCGTTTAATGAAAAACCACAAGAGTTTTTTGCCCACAAACAAGGTGAAATGAGAGCTAGTGGTAAAAATGAATACGTTTTAACTAAAGACGAAGTAACAAATTATCCAACCGATACCATAAAACAATCTTTTAACCCTGAGGAGGAGACACAAAATGAATATAGGTTCTAAAGTAAAGTTTCTTTTAGAAACACAGGTACAATTTAAAATAATGCATTGGCAAACCAAAGGTTACTCAAGACACAATGCGTTTGGTATGATTCACGGCGAGTTAAATGACTTAATTGATGAGTTTGTGGAACAAGCGATGGGTAAATATGGTAGATTTGTATTGGAAGACGACACAAAAACATTACAATTACAAAACTTATCAGAATTAAGTGTAAAAGGTATGGTTAACACGATTGTGGAGGCTCTTAATCAATTTACAGATGAATTTGAACCAATCGACACAAACTTATTAAATTTAAGAGACGAAATTTTAGGTGTTACTTACAAATTATCGTATCTTTTAACACAAGAATAATCGACATTATTGATTAAAAAATAGTTTTAAAAATTATTAGACCGGATTTCCTAATCCGGTTTTTTTTGTCTATATTTTACTATAAACATTTTATAACTTAAATTTCTTATTATGTCAACATTTGATGCCGTACTGGCACAGTACGAGAAGAACAAGAACGCCACAAGTGGCAACTCTAACAAAATGTCCTCAGAGGACCGTATGAAACGTTATTTTACCACCGTATTACCTAAGGGTTCTAAGGGTGAAGAAAGACGTATCCGTATCCTACCTACTAAAGATGGTAGTTCTCCATTCGTAGAAGTTAAATTTCACGAAGTACAGGTGGACGGAAAATGGGTAAAATTATATGACCCAGCACAAGAAGGTAAACGTTCCCCATTAAATGAAGTTTACGAAGGATTAATGATGACTGGTGTTGATTCTGATAAAGAATTGGCTCGTAACTATCGTTCTCGTAAGTTTTATATCGTAAAAGTTATTGACCGAGATCACGAACAAGACGGACCTAAATTTTGGAGATTTAAACACAACGCAAAAGGTGATGGTGTTATCGATAAAATCTTTCCAATCTTTCGTAATAAAGGTGATATTACAAATCCAGAAAACGGTCGTGATTTAATTTTATCATTGACATTAACTAAAGCAGGGACAGGTAAAGAATACACAGTAATCAATTCAGTTTTGAATGATGACCCAACTGCATTACATATAGACGCAAACGTTGCTAAGACGTGGTTAGACGACGAAACAACGTGGTCTGATGTTTATTCTAAGAAAGGTGAAGACTACTTAGAGATGGTCGCTAAAGGTGAGGTTCCACGTTGGGATACTACAAGTAACAAATGGGTTTCAAACTCAACCGCTGAAGAGGTAATCGCAGCACCAAAATCATCAACACCTGTGGTTGACCCACAATTAGATGATGAAGCGGACGAGGACTTACCATTTTAAGATGGTTAACTTATCGTTCTAATTATTCACGGGGTGGTGAAATACCCACCCCATTTTTAAAAACAAAACAATGGCAGGTATTAAAAAAACAGATTTCTCAGCAATCAAGAAGAAATTCTCTAAAGAGGCCGAATATAAGGCCGATCGTTTCTTCGACTTAGGAGATGCGTTTAATGAAGCAACAGGAATTCCCGGACCGGCTATGGGTCACATCAATATGTTATTGGGACATAGTGATACGGGTAAAACCACTGCGTTAGTAAAAACGGCGGTTGATGCACAAAAGAAAGGTATTCTCCCTGTGTTCATTATTACTGAACAAAAATGGAGTTGGGAACACGCTGAGTTAATGGGGTTTGATAAAGATGGGGAATACCTTTTTAATAGTGACTTTGAATACATTGAACAAATTACAGATTATATCAATGAATTAATGGATGCTCAAGAAAAGGGTGATATTCCTTACGATTTATTATTCCTTTGGGATTCAGTTGGTTCGGTTCCTTGTAAAATGACTTACGACGGTAAAGGTGGTAAACAACATAATGCATCGGTTTTGGCGGACAAAATCGGAATGGGTATTAATCAACGTATTTCAGGTTCAAGAAGAACGGATAAAACATATACGAACAGTTTGGTTATTGTTAACCAACCTTGGGTGGAATTACCTGATAATCCTTTTGGTCAACCAAAAATTAAAGCTAAGGGTGGTGAAGCCATATGGTTAAACTCATCATTAGTATTCTTATTTGGAAACCAAAAAGGTGCGGGAACTACTAAAATTTCAATTACTAAAGATAAGAGAAAAATCAGAATCGCAACACGAACTAAAATCTCAATCAGTAAAAATCACATTAATGGTGGTGGATATGAGGATGGACGTATTTTGGTAACTCCACAAGGGTTTATGCACGGTAAAGATGATACTGAAGAAAAACGTTCTATTGAAGAGTACAAACGTGATAACGGTGAGTATATTGGTAGACAATTAGGTGTTAATGTTACAGACATCGCAGATACACAAGTTGTAACAGAAGAGAGTGATCTATAATATAATTTAATGTCTGTATTACTTGTTGATGGTGATAATTTACTTACTATTGGTTTCTATGGTGTCAAGAATATGTTCTATAGAGGGCAACATATTGGAGGAATATATCATTTTCTTAATACTCTTAGAAGGGCATTTGAGACTTACCAATTAGATAAGATTGTTGTTTTTTGGGATGGTCTTGAAGGTTCACAAACCAGAAAGAAAATTTATATACATTATAAAGAAAACAGAAAACAAAGAATTAGAACTGAAGAAGAATTAAATTCGTACAACTATCAAAGAGATAGAATAAAACAATATCTTGAGGAATTATTTGTAAGACAGGGGGAATATGAGTATTGTGAGACTGATGATAACATCGCTTACTATACTCAGAATTCACCAAACGAAAGAAAAATAGTTTACTCTTCAGACGGTGATTTAACTCAGCTTGTTTCAGAGACAACTCAAATTTTTAATCCCTCACACCAAAAACTATATAAACAAAACGATACGATTGTGTATGACCACGAAGAAATCTTAATCGAGAATGTTCGATTAGTTAAGATGATGTGTGGAGATTCTTCAGATAATATTGCCGGTATAAGAGGAATGGGAGTAAAAAGATTTTTATCGTTATTTCCTGAACTAAGAACTCAACAACTTACGATTGAACAAGTTAAAGACAAATGTAATATTTTATTTGAACAAGACAAACATAACAAATTAATTGCTAATTTACTTACAGGTGTAACAAAACACGGTGTATTTGGTGAGGAATTTTTTGATGTAAATAATCGTATCGTGAGTTTAGATAATCCATTTTTAACTGACGAAGCAAAGGAAGGGATTGATTTATTAATCAACGAAAATTTAGACCCCGAAGGTAGGTCATATAAAAATACTATGAGAATGATGATGGAGGACGGAATCTTCACGGCGTTACCAAAATCGGACGACCGTTGGACAATGTTCCTAAATCCATTCCTTAGATTAACAAGAAAAGAAAAAAATAAAACAAAAACAATCAAAATTAAAAGCAATGAGTAATTACCAAAACCAGGACAACATCACAAAGTTTGAGTTTCTATTATCATTAGAGGGTCACATCGTATGTCAAAGATTTTTTAATGTTAGAGACCACGTACCACAAGCACGTCGTTCTATGGATCTACACTATTATTTAAAAAATATTTGTGAAGATCTTAGTGAAGATTTGAAAATAAAAAGTTCCAACTATTTGTGTGAAAATCAAAATTATATTCTATCTACCGAGAATGTGGATGATGAAGATGATAAGTTAAAAGAACATTTTTTATTAGAAATTAAGTTCGGCGACGACGTATTTATTCAAAGGATATTTCCAGCATATTACTACCATCCAAAGGTTAGATATACGGTCGATATTCGTCCAAAGTTGAAGAGAATTTTGTCAGATTTAACAGACATTTTGTCTTCAGAAGAGTTAGAGACAACATATCTCAACTACGAATTGTAATTTTAACACATATTAAAAAATAAAAATGGAAGAAAGGAATTTTGGGTATTTGGGGTTTTCGTTTCAACAATCACTTATTAAAGCGATTATTGAGGACAAGAAGTACGGTGAGACTATCATCGATGTATTGGAAAGTAAGTTTTTCGAAAATAATTCGTTTAGATTTATTATGGAGAACATTAAAGAACTTTACAAAAATTATAGTAAAATACCTGATTATAATACCTTGGCACAGAAAATTATGGCCGAGGGAGGTAATAAAGATTCTTCCAAAGTCCACGTAGATACCTTAGAGGCAATTAAAGATAACGAATCACAAACTGAATATGTAAAAGATACTGCACTTAATTTCTGTAAACAACAGAATTTAAAAAGAGAGTTAAAGAATGTGAATAGTATTATTGAAAGCGGTGAGTTCGAAGCATACAATAAAATTGAGGAAATCATTCAAAAGGCGTTACAAGTTGGAATCTCAAACGATGAGGCAACTGACGTGTTTCACGATATCGAAGGGGCTTTAGAAAAAGATTTTAGATTACCAATTGCAACGGGTATCGTTGGGGTTGATGAGGTATTAAAAGGTGGATTAGGTATTGGTGAGTTAGGTATTGTCTTAGCACCAACAGGTACTGGTAAAACTACGTTATTAACAAAGTTTGCAAATACGGCATATAATTTAGGGTACAATGTTGTTCAGATTTTCTTCGAAGATAATCCGGGTAATATTAAAAGAAAACACTTTACAATTTGGACGGATATTGCACCCGATGATCAACCTGAACATAAAGAAGAGGTTACAAAAAAAGTAATGGAGGCTCAGGAAAGATCAACAGGTAGTATTAAACTTTTAAAACTAGCAAGTGATAACGTAACTGTTTCTGAAATCAAAAATAAGTTAAGAAAAATGAATTCAGAAAATGGGTATAAAGTTGACTTATTAGTGTTGGATTATGTTGATTGTATATCATCTGATAAATCAACAAATGGTGAAGAGTGGAAAGGTGAAGGTTCAGTTATGAGAAGCTTAGAATCAATGACAAGTGAGTTTAATATGGCAATATGGACCGCAACACAAGGTAATCGTGAATCAATCTCATCTGAGGTTGTAACGGGAGACCAAATGGGAGGATCGATTAAAAAGGCACAAATTGCTCACGTTATTTTATCGATTGGTAAGACTTTAGAACAAAAAGAGCATAACTTAGCAACATTAACACTACTTAAGTCACGTATTGGTAGAGACGGTATTATTTGGCAAAACTGTAAGTTTGATAATCGACTTCTTAATATCGACACAGAATCTCAAAATACGTTATTAGGTCACGAAGAACAAAGAACACAAAATAATGCTAATAGGGCGGCCGAAGCATTTAAAAAGAGACAAGAATTAGCAAACAAAAATCAATAAAAAACAATGGAAAAAATTTTACAAGACAATCCTAATAGGTTCGTCCTATTCCCTATCGAACACCACGACTTGTGGAAGTTCTATAAACAATCAGAGGCGTCGTTTTGGACGGCGGAAGAAATTGACTTAAGTCAAGATATTTCCGATTGGGATAATAAACTTAATGCTGATGAACAACATTTCATTAAAAATGTGTTAGCGTTCTTTGCCGCATCGGATGGAATTGTAAATGAAAATTTAGCAATGAATTTCGTAAATGAAGTTCAATATACCGAGGCCAAGTTTTTTTACGGATTTCAAATAATGATGGAAAACATTCACCGTGAAA